CCGCCGCCGCCACGATTAGCCGTACCTGCCGAACCTGCTGCATTAGTTCCGCCGTTGCCTGCGTTAGTGCCAGCCGTTCCGCCTGTACCTGTTCCGCCGCCGCCACCGCCACCCGAGTAACTAATACTGCTACCCGTGTAACTGTTTGCTGTTGCTGCACCGCCTGCACCGCCCGTAGAACCAGAACCGTTACTGCCTGTGCCAGCCGAACCGCCACCGCCGCCGCCACCTGCTTGCGAACCGCTTTCGCTGCCGCCTGCGTTACCTTCGCCACTAATACCTGTGCCGCCTGTTGAACCGCCGCCACCCGACGCGCCGTTCATACCTTGTTCACCAATTAAACCGCCGCCGCCACCATTAGCCGAACTAATGAACGACGACGCCGAACCACTTTGACCTGGGCTGGTATGTGAACCAGTAACTCGACCAGCGCCACCAGCACCAATTTTTATTGTGTAAGTCGTTTTGCCAAGAATACTTGTGCCAGTTACAAAACCGCCAGCACCGCCGCCGCCGCCGGCGGTTGAAGCGTTAGCACCTTTACCGCCACCACCGCCACCACCTGACAACATAAAATCAACTGCCAAAGTATTTTTGGCAGCACCGCTAAAAAAAGTGAAGGTTGACGCCGACAATGCAAGTAGGTAGCCGCCTCCATATTGCGCCAATGCTAAAGAACCACTTGTGTTAATAGTTACGCCTGCGCCTGCCGTTACCGTGCAAACGCCTGCACCTTTGTTAGCAACCTGAATAACATCACCGACAGTAAAAATACTGTTATTAACCGTAATTGTTGTAGCGCTAGCGCTGTTCATCATTGTGCGTTTAGTTTCGTCGCCTGCGATTAAAACGTAGCTAGCGGTTTTATCTGATATTGGTAAATTTTGTATGTCGTTTAATTGCTGCGCTGTTAAAACTTGCGAAGCTACAAACGGAAACGGCGTGGTCATAGTGTCCTTACTTTATCCTAAAACGTTCTCGGCGTCTAGTATGCCAAAAACAGCGTCATTTAAAATTAGTTCATAAACGATAGTTGTAGGGCTAGTAAACAGCAATATTTTATGCCCGTCGCCAATATTTAACGTATGCTCTACGCCTTCTATACTTAGCTCTTGCGCTAGTTCTGTAGTGCCAGCGCCGCTAGTAAACGTTTTTTCTACCGTTATTGTGTCGCCTATATCTATTATGGCTACCGTGTCGCGCTGGGCTGTAGTTAACATATTTAGGGCCGTACCTACAGACGTGTAACGCGGTTCTGGTTCGCCTTCAAGCAGGTAGCTAGCCAGCGTTGCGGCTGCTGTGTCGTTGTGTAAAAGGCTGTTTGTAATGCTTTGGGTTTGTATAAAATATTTGGCTTGGCTGGCTGCGTCGTCTGCTGTTTGCGGGTTATTGCTACCTAAAATTTGTACTACTGCACGGTTAACTACTTGGTCAGCTTCAAAACTAATGCCTAAAGAATTAAACTTTATTTCTGTGCCGTCGTCGTGAAAGTCTGCTACAGACCCGCTAAGCGTATTTCCTACACGCGGTTGAAACGTCAATAAACCGTCGCGCGACATAAATAAGCGGCCCTGCTCAGCTTCGTTTATATTTGTGCAATAACTTAAAACGTTTGTACCCTGGCTAATAGTAAAAGCTGCAGAGCCGCCTAACGTTTGCGTACCTGTAGTAATAGCGCGCTGCGCTATCGGGAAATTAACTTCTGGTAAATCTAAAACTGCTGTAAGCCGGGCGCTAGTTAATTCTTCGCTTACGTTAAATTCATCTAAAACGGTTTGGCTTAATAAATAAAAATCATCTGCACAAAAAACTGTAACTGTGTCCAAAATTCCTAAACCAAAATTATAATTATAATTGACGACGTAACCTTTAAATAAATATTCGGCGTTATTTAAATCGTCGTACCGGACTAGCTCAACTTTACGCATAGGCGCTAAACCTGGTTGCGCTGTAGCTGCGTCATAATATGGACTAAGCTCGTCAAACGGGTTAAAAATTCCGCTTGTATCGGTAAGCGTAAAAGACATAGTGCCAGTACCAAACTGGTCGCCCTGGTCGCGTCTGCCGCGCCTAACGTTCACGTTTACACAACCTTCTAAAACGCCTGCAAAATTAGTAGTGCCGTCTAAAACATATTGCGTATTATTTAAAACGCCTTGCGGGTTTGCGTCTAAAATAAATGCGTCTTGTTTAAAACCTGTATCTATAAACAGTTCATAATTACCTGAACCTACAACAGCTACCCCAGCCATTACGAAATTGCTAACTGCGAAGGCCCAGCCAAACGGTTATAGGCAAGCATTGCGTTATTGACCGCTACCGCTGTTTCTGCAGTAGTAGCCAAACCGCCCGTAACGTTAATAGTTACGTTCCCTAACGGCCTGCCTTTATCTGTAGGCGCACCTACTGGCAAAAGCGTAGGGATAGTAGGCGCTGTAAGGCTTGGCGTCGTTATATCTTGATTGAAGCCAGCACCAATACCTTTAACGTCAGCCAAGTTTAAACCTTTAGCACCTAAACGCGCTTGCGCTTTAGCCATAGCTTCCTCAACGCCGCGCAAATAAGCTTGGGCGTTAGAAACGCCTGCTGCGTAAAAATTGTTTGCCGATACTTCGCCAATACGTTTAGCAATAGCGTTAACTTCTTCTACAAGTTTGTTAGCCCTAAATACGTTTTCGCTAGACGCTAAAAGTTCTTTAGCTATCTGACTACCGCTATCTATACCAGCGTCTATAACCTGTTGCAAAGCTTCGCTACTTAAACCAGCCGCTAACAATTGTTCAACTAAGTCAGCAAATTCTTTAGCTTTATCTGCTTGTTTTTGTAGCGCACTAAAAAACGTTAAACCTGCGTCTTCGCCGCCTTCTTCAAACGCATTACCAAAATTAAGCGCGTTTGTAATAACGTCAGAAACTGACTTACTAAAATTGTCAAATTCGGTTTGCGCTGTTTTAAGCCGGTCTTTAGCAGCGTCTAAAGCGTCGCCCATTTCTTTATTAAGTGCAGCCGCTGCTTCTTTAGTTCGGTCTGCCATTTCTTTAAGTTTTTTGCTAGCGCCGCCTTTGCTACCGCCTGCGTTTTCGCCTAACAATTCGGTCATATCTGCGGCCGCTTTAGCGTCTTCTGCCAGTTTCTTAGCCGCAAAACTTGAATACCCAGACGCACTAGCCATATTGCCAATACCAGCCGTAAAGCGCGTAAAGCTATTTTCTAACGCGCCTATGTCTATTAAATTGTCAAACGCTTTACCCATTGTTTTAATTGCGTCTAACGGTTGACCTGTAACAAATTGAAACGACGCTTTACTAACTATTGCAAATTTGTAAATAGCGTTAGCGGCCCGCGCAGCGTTAACAGCCACAAACTTAAAACCGTTAACTATTTGTGTACCGCTAGAACCCAGTTCGTAGGCTGCTTGTTGTAAACCTTTAACAAAACCCTTTTCACCGATAACCGTAGCTACTCTTTCAAATGCTGGTACTACGTTGTCATTAAGAAAAGTTACAACGTCTAAAAATATAGGTAAAAATGCTTGCCCTAATTTCTGTTGTATATCGTCAAACGTTGCGCCTAATATTTTTTGTTGCGCTGCTAAACCGTCGCTGGTTCTAGCAAAATCGCCTTGCGCGTCTGCAGTCTGTAAAAAGATTACGCGTTGCGCTGCTAAAACTTTTTGCTGCGCGGTCAATGCTTTATTGCCGCTATAGATACCTAGCTCGGTTGCGGCTGCTTTTAAGGTTGCGTCATCTAATAGCACGCCGTATTTGCGTAACGGTTCGGCTTCGCCGCGAAGCGCAGAACCTAACGCCGTTATAGCGTCATCTACAGAAGTGTTATTAAACGAAGCTAAATCGGCTGCAAGGGTTACAAGTTCAGTAGCAAAATCGGATAAATCTTTACCGGCTAAACCTGCAGACTTGCCAAATATTGCAAACGTGCCAGCGGCTGCAAGCGCCGCCGTTTCGCTTATGCCTAAAGCCGTATTAGCTGTACGTGCGAACCCTTCAACCTCTTTAGATATTGCGCCAAAAACTACAGTATTTTTGCTTATTGCTTCGTTAAAATCTGACGCGCTTTGAATGGCTTTATATGCAAAAACGCCTACGGCTGTAGCTGCGCCCGCAATAGCTGCGCCTGCAATTAGCGTAGATTTTGCTAGCCCGCTAAAACCTTTATTAGCGTCAACGCCAAAAGCGCCTAAAGCTTTTTGTGCTGCGTTTAAACCTTTGTCGTCAAACGTGCTTACTATTGGTATGTTAATTGCCATAACGCACCTTTAGTTTTTTGTTTAGTATGTCTGCTACGTCGTCTACTATTTGTTTAACGGCGTATTGCACGCTATAACGGTGCTGTTCTACTGCCGGGTCTATAGCACGCGGCTGGTTGCCTACTTCTACATTTAAATTAGTTACAAACTGCCCTTTAGTTTTAATGCCGGCGTGGTCATAGATAGCGCCTGCGGCGTCTGTTTGCTGGGCAACCATAAGTTGATAAGGCCTAGCAGCAAACGTAACGCTATGGCTTTCGCGCGGGTTAGTTTCAGCGTCAAACTTATCTTTAAATTGGACTGTGCCGCCCCTGCTTGCGCGCCTACCTACCTTAATTTTTAAACCAGCTTTAGCGGTTTTGTTATCCCAATACACTTCGCGGCCTTTAATAAGTTTGCCGCGCACCATACCAGACAACGGCGGTACGTCGCCTATAAGTTTCCTAGCAGTGTTAATAATTGGCGTACCAGCGCCTTTAATATCTTTAGTTACCTGCCGCCTATAAACTTTGTCAAACTTGTTTAACTCGGCAAGCGTTTTTTGTACGCCTTCA